GGTGACTTGCATTCCGGGCACACAGTCTCTTCGTTATGCTTTGGTCTATTTTTATAATCCGCCGGAGTTGGCATCCATTTTTTACAATGAGTACAGTACATCTTTGGCCATCTGTGAGAGCATTTGTTTTCCGGTTCATAAAACATCAGCTCTTTAAAACAGTTTTTCGCTATCCAATTTTCGAAATTCTTTGGAAGCTCCGGCACTTCTCGCATTACTTCATCAATTTGTTCTATTTCACTTCGGTGCTTATTTATCAACTGACTTTTTTTAATTCCCGCCTGGAAGTCCAGCACTGCTTCAAAAATATCTCTGTTTTGTCCTGTTTTGAAATACTCATTTACTTTCTTTCTCTCGGTCTCCTGCTGCCAGTTTTCCTTTTGAAACAGGCTTCCCATTCCGGTATATTCAAGGTTATCTATCTTTGCTTCCCTCCACTTTCCTGTCCTGCGCTCGTATGTTGTCCACTTTTCATTTTCCTCGTCCACATAAACTTCATACTTAGGGTCGTTTTTCCCTTCTTCTAAATCTTTCTGTGTAAATACCGCAACTTTAAGTATCTTGTTTTCTACAGCCGCTCTTAAATACCTTGCATACCTACATCTTACGTTCACCCAGTATGTTCCCCATGACGTTTTTCTTTCCTCTTTTTCAATCGGATTCTCGCTAGCCACGGTCAGCATTGCTTTTGTTGCCAGAAGTTCTTTCATTGCCAGAAGTTCTTTTTTCTTCATCCTTCTCTGCCTCCTAGCTCATGTAATAGTCATTGATGATTTTCTTTGCCTGTCCCATTCCTGGGATGCCAAGTTTCACATTTGCCCCTTTTATGCCTGCTGCCTTTGATATATCATCCGGTATGCTATAGGCATTCTTAAAACTCCATTTCAGCAATTCTGCAATGCAGCCTTTCAGTGTCTTTCCTTTCTTACGGACGCATCTGGCTACCTCTTCTTTCTCAATGCACTGCATTTTTATATATTCTACCCAGTCAACCATGATTTCCTTTGGCTGAAGGTCTGCACTCTCTACCTTCAGCTTTCCAAGTGCTGCGGTGCTAACCGTTGCCAGTTCTTCCATTTCGCCTGCTGCATAATCCTCTGCATCTTCCTTATCCAGTCCATTTTCTTCTGCCAGCACAATGAGGGATGCTACATCTCCCTCTTCTTTCAAGCCTGCTGCCGCTTTGTTCAATTCTTCCGCTGATTCCAATTCGCCAAATTTTTCAAACATAATACTTACTTTCCTCCTTCTGCATTTTCTCGGCACATAGAATATGTGCGATTTTCTAAAAAATAAAATTTCAGTTTTTAACCAACTATTGTATCCACGCTTCCTTTGGCAAAGTATCGGTATACCTCTCAAAATCTCTCCACCCCTTGCTGTACTCCGCATACCTTCCTTGCTCTTTACTCGCTGCTTCGTACAGCCTCTCAATTTCCTTGACCGTCTGAAGTATTCCGGTATTCTGATCTCGCATAATGTCTATTGCTGCTTTAAGGCTGTCATATCTATTCATTAACCCGATATACGCCTGATAAATCTTGAAGCACTGTCTTGCTGCTGCGATAAGCTCATCTTTGGTCATACTTTTCAGCTTTTTCTTCGCTTCATCTTCCGCCCATGCGTCCGGACAGGAAATACCAAAATAATCCTGCTCATAAGAATCGAACCCCAGCAGTCCTCCGTATGATTCACTGGCTCCGGAAGAAACAAAGAATATGTCGAAACATTCTGGAACCCACTCTTCGTTCAAATCGTTTCTCATCTGCTCGCACTCTGCACACAAATCACAAAATGCCATCTTGAACTCAAAGGCTTCGTCTTCATCCCCTGCAAGCGCATTGATAAGAGAATCCGTCCCATCTTCCGAATCTGTATACCATCTGACATTTTCGCATTCTTCCTGTATGTCCCACAGGTCTTCGGTTATCTTATCCAGATTAAGATTCTTAACAATCGGCTTTTTATACCGAAGATTTTTTGCTTTTTGCCGCCGTGTTTCTTCTGCCTCTACCATTATCATTTCCTCCACAAAATCTTAATTAGTCAAAATCACATTCTTTCTTGTTTTCTGCCACATGATACATGTCTTTAAGGCTTTCTACAGCAAATTCCGCACGATAACATATATCGCAATTCGCAGATGAGCACTCTTGACAATCATCACATTGACAGCCTGCGCAATTCATGCTCCTAAAATCTTTCATATCTTTCATAGATTAACACCTCACTTAAATTATTATTTTCTTTCAAGATTTTCTGCAGTTCGCAGTCCTTTTTATGTTCACATCGTGTGTCATCTGAATACTCTGTGCATGTTTTGCATAGGTCTTTGCTTTTCACTCTGTTCTCCTTCCCCCGGAGCATGGTGTATATGTGTGGTCTTTGTACCTCTTCAAAAACGCTCCGCATTCTGTGTTTATGCGGTTTCCATGCCCCGGCTGTGACAGATTTATAAGTTCCTTCGTGTATATGTAAGTTAATCTTGGAGGTCTAGACTTCTGCCGCCCTCTGGACGGTTGTTTTGCGGTTTATTTTAATATTGCCTTTTGCAGTCTCGCTGACCATCATCTTGAGTTCACCAGTTACCTCAACAGTTACCTTTTCCGCTATTCCATCTACCACATAGCCTGCTGCCTGATGAAGCATCTGCATCCTTGCATCTGTAAGCTCCGGTTTATTTCCTGATCCGAAAAGCTCTTCAATTCTGAAATCTGCCTTTTCTTTCCGGTACAACCTTGATATATAATTCTGTGCTTCATAACAATTGCACTGCTCTGTGGCCAGTTCGTTCAATTCATCCTCGTTGAATTCCTCCAGTGCCTCTACGAGCTTTATCTGACCGCAAAATCTGCAGGCTCCATTTTTTTCTACAGCCCTGTCCTTATTTTCTTTCACTAATTTTTTCAGCATCTTCATACTCCTCTCTTGTATACCAGCTTCTCCCGGTCCCATCCTGGGTACTGCTCTTTTAAGTAACATTCTGCAAAATCAAGCATTTCAGCTCTTAATCCCTTGTTACCATTGTCCAGTAACTGATGGTGACTCCGGCAGGCTGTGACACCGTTCTGCTCCACTCCGAGTCCACCCTGGCTCCTATTCACCACATGGGCGATATCCCGGATGTACGCTCCGAAGTCCTTCTTTACAAGCGGCCATCTGCCACTGGCGCAGAATATACAGGTATCTCCGTCTCTGCTGATGATTCTTGCGATTGTGCCCTTATCAAAGGTGCACGCTTTTGTTCTTCTGCTCTTGCTCATAGTGCTTCATTCTCCTATCCTGCCAATTGGAATACTTAGTGTGCTCCGCATAGCAAATATTTATATTGTGTGGTGCAAGCAGCTCTGCCGCCCGTTTCCATAAAACACTGTTTTTCACCGGCTCTCCATTCTGCTTCCTGAAGTCTGCCGCTATCCAATCGTCTAAGAACCGGTTCACACCGGATTCCAGATATTTACTGTCTGTGAATATCTCAAGGTCAGACGCTCTTCTCATATGCTCCATGGCTTTTATCAGCCCCAGCAAGGCTATCTGATTGGCTGTGCCGGTGTCTTTCCCGGTCTCTTCCAGTGTCTTCTCTCCTTCACTGGTATCTGCTTCCAGGATGCCGCAGTAACACCCTTCCGCTTTCCGGAGACCATGGTATGAAGTTCTTAAGTAAATCCTTGCTTCCATCTTCAAATTCTCCTGTCCAGTTTTTCCTCGGTATATCTCATGTAGGAATACCCGGTATACCGGTTTGTGCCGCTCCGGATGCTCTCCGAGACGATATAATATCCCGGTGTCTGTTTTGGACCGTATAGCAGCAGTTTTCTCATTGTCCACCGCCGGTATCTCTTCCTCTCCGGTTTTGGCCGGATTAAATTCCGACTCGTTGAATAGCTGTACTCCTCTTTGGTCAGCTTCCGGGGGAGGCCTTTCTTCTTTCTCTCTTCCTCATCCGGCACCTTCGCCATATACTGGGCGAGCTGTTCAAATCCACCCTCTTCATAGAGGTTTGAGAAAAAGATTCTTCCATGTTGCCAGCATTCCTTGATTAAGACATCCGTATCTGCTCCTCTGATTCTGTTCATGATCATGTGGATATGTATTCCGCCTCTGGATCCGATTTCAATGACTCTCATCCATTTCAGTTCTGCTCCGAACTTGCGGTAGCGTCTTGCCAGCTTTCGCAAAACGTTATTGAGGTCTTCTTTCACTCCCTGCATATCCTTCCGCTCTCCCTTCCGGTATGTGAAGGTCAGCCAGAAGTCATTTTCTACGAAGTTCGCTTTTATCGTCCTGCGGATTCTGTTTTTCTTATTAATCTGATTCTGCAATTCTATCTGCCAGGGGGAAGGTCTCTCTCTTGCGGCTCTCTTCTCTCCCTTGGCTCCGTAATTTCCCTCCCACTTATACTCATACTCAATCGAGCTGGGAAAGTTATAAATATCAACACAATATGCCATAGCCTTTGTCCTTATCTTTAATATTCCTAATCGAGTTGCGAAAACAGGTCTGAAATGCCCTGTTTCCTTGCATTTTTGCGGCTTTTATGGTATATTGTTCATGCGGGAAGTTTGCAATTCGCCAAATTACTTACATCCCACTTGAGGACGTGCGCCACACGTTCTCTTTTTTTATTTATCCGGCGGCATCCACCACCTGGATGTAGACATAATCTCCGTACATTTCTATCCATTCGTAACAACCCTCCAGCGTATCTCTGTATACATCAATGCTTGTCCCGTTGCGGATGGAATCGCCCCTTCCGTCTCCGTCCAGGTCGATTCCATCCCCGGTGTCGGTAAAATCGAAATACCCGATAAAGTCCCCAATTCTGCCATCTTCTGCGACTGAATACATGATGATTGCCTTTCC